GTGCTGTTGCAACAGGTACATCATCTTCATCTGTATCAAACGGAGCAGATGATTGTGCTGGTGCAGGTGCTGCCTTGACTACTGGTGCAGGGGCTGATGAAGCTGCATCTGAGTCGCCACCTTTGCTCTGGAAGCCAGCTGGCTTAAAGTATTGACCCCATTTGTCTGGGTCATATGCTTGACCATCTACACTTGCCTCAAACATCTCTTTAATTACTTTAAGTTCAACTTCACCTGGACGCTTTGGTAAAAAGTCTGCCAAGTTGTACAAACCGTGAGCATCAATTGCTGCTTGCTCTTCGGCAGTTAGTGCAGTTTCTTTGCGGCTCCATTTGCTTGTTGAATAGTCTGCATAACCACCTTTACTTGTTTTAGTAACAGTAAAGTCTAGACCACCTGTGTAATCAGTTGGCATGCTTTCTAGTTCTGGATCCATTAGTGCAGCCTTGATCAAGTTAAAGATCTGTGGACTGATAATGAATCTACGAATTGGATTTTCTGGAGTCTTGTCATCAGCAAGTGCGTTTTCACGTACAAAGCCTTGAAACAAATAACTCTTTTTCTTCCAATACTTACGACCCATATCTTCCAATGCTGGGTCTTTAAACCATGTACGCACTTCAGCAAGAATTGGACAAGCATCACCGTACATTTCCACACATGGTACTTGTACTTGAATTGGCTTGCTGTCTGACTGACCTTTGATACCAGCAAATGGTAGTTTGATCATTAAACGTTCTACCCAGAAGAAATCATTCTTTGCATTTGCATCTGGTAGGAATCGGATTTTGCTGTTTGTGCCTTCTGGAATGTTCCAGTGTGCATAGATGGCGTTATCGCCTTGTGATTGTCCACCTTGTGAACGTGTTTCTTGCGCTTGTAGTTTTGCGCGAATTTCTGCGAGAGATGTAGCCATGATAATTGTCCTTTATAAGTTAAGATGGTCTTTAATGTGCCTAGATACACACTAGCACCCTGCTAGTATATAACAATACTATTTATGAAGTCAACAGAAATTAATTATTTTTTAACCAAACCGGCCAACTTGCGTAAGAAGCCTAAATCTTCATTGACAACTGGTTGGTCCATTGTGGTTGCACCATACGATTGTGGTGCTGGTTCTGGTTGCGGCGGTGCCGGTTCAGTTGGTTGAGATTGACTTTGCATCAGCTGAACAATTTGATTAGCTAATGCTGCTTCGCCGTTTGATGCTAACCAACCCGCAACGGTTCTACGAGCATCTGCATCTGGTCCTTGATTTTTACTCAATTTCATCAATGCTGCATTGAGTTCTTCGCTTTGCAAGAACGCAATAGGTGCAACTGCTGCTATTGCATCTGTGCCATCAAACCCAACTGCCAACGGTGTTTGAAACAATCGCATCAATTCTATTTCATCCCGATCATCGGTATCATTATCCCAAGTTTCCTCAGTAATACCATTGGCCCAAGATTCAAATTCCACTGTCATTGGTGTATCTGTTTGTTGACGATGCTTGTATGCACGATACACATACGGTAGTGCTTCATTAAATCTATCATCGTAGATCTTTTTAACAAAACGCTCACGCAATGCGTCAACATCAACATCATCCATGTCTTGCGATTGCCCACACATGTTCATTAACATCTCGTGTCCGTTACGACCTTGGAAACGTTTTAAATGATCTTTGACTTCGTTGTAGCGATGCACAGCTGATTCAACCATACCGCTTGTTTCAGCATCCTCAAATGTTCTATTACGCATTGAGCGTACAAAATGTCGCATGCTGGCCATTTCCTTGACCATCTCGTCAATCAGTTCGCTACCTTCGTCACCCATGCGTCCGCCATGACGCAAATGATTGGCAGTAGCACGAGCACCGTGTAAATTGGTATGTCCTAACAAGAAACGCTCACCTAGTGGTGTCTCTACAAATACATGTTCAATTTGGCGCCCACGAGCACCGTGGCGTTCTGGATCAATTTGATCTTGGTGTTTAATGATTAGTTTGTGGGTGCCAACATCGCCATAGCTGATTCTGCGATTATTGCCATGTCCGTACAGTTTACTTTCAGCAATGGCCAATTCTTCTTTGTCGTATGTGCTGTCGGAATAACTTTGTTGTTTTAAATCTTTAAGATCCAGGTTGCTACGATTGATGTCTCTGACATCAAACGCCAACATATTTCTACGAGCAAACTTGCGAAGACCGCGAAGGAATCTAAACCATTCTTGCTCTTGTTCTTCGTCTAGTGCTTCTGTGATATTTGAACCAAAATATATTTTTAAGCTGTCTTCGTCAATCAGGCTGATAGTTACATTACCAAAATTTTCACCATCTTGGCTAATATAGTCAAAGTTAAAGAATCTTGCTGTTTCGGGATCTGTTATACTTTGTGCTTTTTCGTCACCAATACTGACGTGATCAAAACGAGCACGTATTTTGTCAAACAAAGAAGCTGAGATTTTATCTAATTCACGCATAATGTATTATTTATGATATTATACTAGTATAAAAGGCATAGGTGCAATGTAATCGTCAATGCTGTCGCGAAGTTTTTCATCAAGTTCAGCATCGTAGCTTTGCAAGCTCTGTACCATACGCAATACCAAAAGAGTTGCGCTAACCAAGTCATCTGTTTCGCCAATTTTTGCTGCAAAACTGGGTCCATTGGCCACAAATGTTTTGAGCTCGCTTATTAAATTCTTACTGGCTATTGTCATTTTTTTGTTCTCTAAGAGATTTTTTAACTTGGCACAAACAGCAATTTTGCTTTTGTTTGTGGTTGTAAATCCTTTGCGATGTACCCTAGCTTGCCCAATCTTGACTGGCTGATTTAAGAATGTTCCGCGAATATTTTCTTCCCCAATTTCAGCAATAACAACCAGTGCAGCTTCGCCCAGGGTGTTATTTTCTACACTATAATAGATATCATTTTGAGTACCAATTGAGTCGTATATGTATTCGCAGATTTCTTTAAGAATAACAATTTGGCGCTGTATTGCAGTTTTGTTATGTTGCCATTCACCAATTTGAGTCATTGTGGGCAATTCAAATATTTGTATTGCAGCCGGATCTCCGCCTGTGCCCAAACTTGGATCTAGGCCAATCACGTATGTTTTGCCTCGTTGCGGCTTTTGAAACCAACGCACTTGCCCTTGACGCTCAATTGGCTCTCTGCTTTCCATTTCTGCTAATGCAAATGAATTAATCAGTGTTTCATCGTAGATCAAGAATTCACAGCCGTGTTCACGACGGAAACGTTCTTCACCAATGCGACCAATTTCTTCGTTTTTCCATATTTCATCGCGGTCTGGGTGTTCGTCCCAGCTGGCCTGATATCCTTTGAAACCGTTTATGCCTAGTCCATCTGCACGTTCGTTGCCATATTCGTCAATTTTTTTATTAGCCTGCTTCCAAATATGTGCAAATTGATCTTCATCCGAATTTGGTGTACTTGTAATAATTGCCTTACCACCAGTGCTCAGCGTAGGAGATATACTGGTCCAAAACTCTTTGGCAATGGTGGGGCGAACAAACGCAAACTCGTCACAGTACAACAATGTAATACTCATACCTCGACCAGTTGTTTCAGTTGTTGTTTGACTTACTATACGTGAACCATTTTCAAAATCAATTGATCCTTTGTTGTAACTGGTAACTCCTGCACGAATAAAATCTGGGCATAACTCGTAAGCATAACGCACACGCTGCATGATCTCTTGTGCGCCGGTATATTTGTGGGCAGCGATAAGAATTGTTGAGTCTGGTTTAAACATAGCATACCAGAGCAAATACCCAGCTGCTGACGTTGTTTTGCCCGTTTGTCTTGGCATTAAGCTGATACTAAAACGGTTATTGTGATAAGTATCTAATAGACGCTCTTGATACTCAAATGGATGGTAAAGCATTTTGCCTTTTACCGGGTGTTGAATATAGAAATAATGATCCATGAAGTAGTGTGGACCTGTAATTGGATCCGCACACTTTATAAATTCGCCAATTTCCTCCTCAGTCATATTGACTTTTTGATACGGAGACTTTATAATAGTAGTTTCAATAGGGCGTTTTTGCTTATTATCCATACTAATACTTATGAGCCATACATTACTATTAAACAAAGATTACACACCAATCTCAGTGCTGCCCCTGAGTGTAATCCACTGGCAACATGCTGTTAAACTTATGTTCCTGGGACGTATTCAAATTATTGAAACATATCCGGACTGGTTGATCCACAGTGAGCATTTGTCAATCAATGTCCCTAGTGTGGCAATTACTAAAGAATACTTTAACTTTAAACGTAAAGTAAACTTTACTCGACACA